AACAAATATAGGAAATATTAGTGCAACGGAAATAGGATATATTGATGATGCAACTTCTAATATTCAGTTACAGATTAATGCTCTTTTAGACAGTATAGCTACTCTCAGGGCTTTGATACAAGTCTCAGAAGTTCCGCATATTTCACAAATTCATTATGTCTCTACATCGGGAAATGATGGCAATGATGGGGCAACAACAAGTACTCCCTGGTTGACACTCGCCTATGCCGAATCACACGCTACAGCAGCGGGTGATACTATTGCACTAAAAAAAGGTGATACTTGGTCAAGCACGACATTACTTAGTATATCTCATTCCGGGGCAAACGGTTATCCTATCACGTGGGATGGTTCTTTGTGGGGTTCAGGTGCAAATGCTAAAATTCAGGCAAGTGCTAATCTTACTACTTATTTATCAATGGCGAATATTTGGGGGTGTAAATATGTCACGCTTCAAAACGTAACATTCGATGGCAATAATAAGGATATGTACAGTGGCATTGTCATTGGCGGGTTTAATAGTGTTTCTCCTGGCAGTATTCAAAATGACGAACAATATATTACAATACAAAATTGTCTTGTTGAAAATATTGGAATTGCCTCTGCTGCTACCTGGTGTTCAGGGATACTTGTAATGCCGTGGCATAATGCTATTTCTCATATAACAATCCAGAATAATACAGTTACACGTACAAATAATCACGGTATAGCATGGTATAGTGGGAAAATATCAGAAGGGGCGCCAGACCAATATCCGACATTAAGTTCTTATTGTGGGTATAATACAATTTCAAAATGCGGTTTAGCACTGGATAATGTAGCGGAAGGGATTCTTATAACTCTTGATGTCGAAGGTCTTATCGTTGAACATAATGTAATCTCCCAAGGAGCGGAAGGTAGTGCAAATGGTATTGGATTTGCAGGTGGTCTTGATGGTGATTTCCCGACGGGTATAATAGTAAGATATAATGATATTAGACTTACGGATATGTCACCCATCACGGTAGCAGACGGGGGTGCGATTACTTTTGATTGCTATTATAATTTGCTTTACACGAGTGCGGTTAGCGGGAGTGCAGGAATATATCTTCAATTAACTTCCGGGTTAAGTTATGCGGGAGCGAGCATGAAATTTTATAATAACACGATAGTAGTGGAAAGTGGTAATGCGTATAATGATGAAACGAATCAGGCAAGTATTTGTACTTTCAAAAATAATATTTTATTTGGACTTGGTGCGGGTCAATATGCCAATTCTCTTATCAATATCTATAATAACAATACTTCAACTGTACATAGTAATAATCTGCTTTACCGTACTGATGCAACGAATTGTGTTCATGTAACATATAATGGAGGAGCAACTTACGTTTATAGGAATAGTGTTTTAGCATCATGGGAGGCATCGGCTAAAATAACTGATCCTCTGCTTACTGATCGTGCCGGTTTTATCTGGACATTACAAGTTGGTTCACCTGCTATAAATGCCGGGATTAATATCCCCGCAATACCACAATTTGATTATTCAAATTATGCAGTTGCTAATCCACCAGAAATTGGTGCTTATGAATATCATTAAAATAATAATTATAAAATGATTGGCGTACAGATAAACGGTATTGAAGGGTTACTTGCGGGATTCAAAGGTTACAAGAAAGAATCCGAAAATGCTATTAAAAGGGCTGTCAGACAGACTATTAATGCAATGGTTAGAACAGCGCAGGAAAGATTAAAATCAGGTTTGCAGCAGAAACCGAAACATAGGAGAACAAGTTTTCTTCTTGCATCGGTAAAAAGGATGGGAAAATATGAGAAAAGCATACTCGAGGGGGTATTTGGATCGAATATTGAATATGCTCCATATATTGAATTTGGTACGGGCGATCTGGTTGAGATACCTGAAGGGGCTGAAGAGGTCGCTGCACTTTATAAAGGTAAAGGGATACGAAAGGTTAATATTAAAGCAGTCTCTTTCCTGAATTATTCGGCAGTAAAACATAGTAAAACATTCGTGGAGAAATTAACAAACGAATTGAATAAGATAGCAAAATGAGCGTAGCACTGATAGATATAAGTTATGATTTGATAGACGGTATTTTCGATGTCCTCAATGGCAATGTCATCTATTCCGGCACTACTTACCCGGTCTATAAGTCAATACCAAAGACCCCGCCTCCGGTTTATGTCTTTATTGGCAATGTCATACAGACGGAAGATGGGACGAAAGATGCTTTTATATATAACGGCACTGTTCAGATTCATGTGGTTGACGAATCAGGAATGAGTGGTAGTTTGAAACTCGCTCAAAAGATACTTGGAGTTGTAAGGGGACTTCTGAAGGCAACAAAAGGGGCGGTGTTCTCAGTAGGAGGCACTTCTACACTGGTAGTTTTTTCGCATGAGAGTTTAACATCTCTTGTTTCTGAGGCAGATAATGGAATTAGTAATATAAGACTTGTGGATATGTTTAACTTTTTAATTCAATAAAATTATGGCAGCAATTAATGGAACACTTTATGCAGTATTCAGTGGTGCAACACCGGGAGCGATGGCAGTGACTGAAAGACTTTTTTACTGTGAAGGAGCAACTCTGAACGTGGATGTTGATTTACCGGATTGTACTACTAAAGAATCAGCGGGATGGGGGAGACATCTTAATGGAGTTCGTAACTGGTCAATAGACTATAATGGCAAATATGATGTTGGTACTCCGGCAACGGAAGTAACGCCGACTGAGATACTTGCGTCAATTATTGCCAGGAATGCAGATACTACGATGGCTTTTATCCCTGCAATCATGGGAGTGGCTACTCCGGGATGGTCAGGATTGGGAACATTTAAAAACATCAAAATTGATGCACCTCACGAGGCTCCAATGACTTTTTCCGGCTCAATAGTCGGCAATGCCCCGCTTGCTTTGTTTGCAGCTTAATTAATTAATAATTAATAAGATGAGTGCAGTAAATGGTACAGCACTGCTACTTTACTCCGAAGGTGTGATGGTAGCTATGCAGAAGGGTTTGTCAATCTCGGTGGATCAGGATTTGCCAGATGCGACTAATAAAGAATCATTAGGATGGTCACAACATATAAACGGGATATTGAATGCGGGAATAGATTTTGATGCTTTGTTCTCAACGGGACTGCTTAGTGGCGGTATTATGGGAGCAAAAGACCTGATGGATTATATCCTTAACCGTGAATCATTGCTTATAGAGGTTCTTGGGTTAACTTATCCTATCGTCGCAGAAGCGGATATGTCAAAAATATCTATTGGCGCACCTTCGGAAAATGCTATGACGCTTTCCGGTAGTCTGAAAGTACAAGGTGAGTTATATGTGTTGGCTTCACTCCCGGCAGGTAAGTATGTCAATCTCATAACTGATCCGGATGTTGGAGGCACTGATTATGATGCGCACGTGGATGCGGGAAATGCTTTTTCGTCACTAATCAATAATGCAGGATCGGCTTATGCAAAGAGCAATACGTTTGCTGTGACAAACGGTGATGTGATTAAAGTGATAACATTCCTTACGGTCAATACAGGCCAGGCGCCATCGGTAGCGATCTTCGAGGTCGGGGGAGGTGCGGCGGCGATCAGCAATGTAGTGGCACTGACAGCGGGACTTAACATCGTAACGCTCACGGTCACGGATACGCATGACGGATGCCTGAATATCAGCAATACAGGCGCATCGAATCTTAAGACTTCACCTATTTACGCTTTTAAGGTATGAGATTGGCTTTTAAAAGATTAGGCTTTGGGTTCAAGGAGAAAGAGGTTGATATAATTCTTAATCTCGGCACTCTGGAAGCGGTATGCAAGGCACTCGGTATTGAGTTCTGGCAGATAACTGATGAGCTCAAAAAGAATACTTTCGATTTCACCGTTGAATTGCTTTACCAGGGCTACGTGACTGCCTGTAAAGAGAGATTCCGCAAACCTGAATATGACAGGGTGAAGGCTGTGATCTGGCATGAATATATGAGCCAGTCAACGCAAAAAGAATTTTCAGAGATGATAACGGTTCTCTTTGGCGAGATAAGTAAGACGGCGGTTAAAAAAAAAGTAGCGGTAAAACCCTAAAACTGACTTTTGGGGAACTTCGTTCTTTCGCATTAGGTGAATTAGGATGGTCACTCCGCAGGTATCGGAGGTCAATGGTTGCGGAGTTTAACCTTGCTGCCGGGGGTTACTGGAGAAACCTTGAGAGGACAACCCGTTGGATGACAAGGGAAATACTCTGGGAGTTGATACAAGGCAACCCGTATTATAAAGCGGAAGATAAACCGAAACGAAAAGATGCGTTGATGAAACTAAGCATTGATGAGAAAGAGAAGAAAGAAAAAGTTAAGCCGCAAAAATTAACAGAACAGGATTTAAAATATTTTGATGCTTTAAGAAATGGGATTTCTAAGGGACTTAATAGTAAGGATAAGGGGTGACAAGACACAACTTGATAGCACTCTAAGCCAGTCGGAAAGCAGGATTGCCGGTTGGGGTAAAAGGATATTAGGCATTTTCGCCGCCGCCTTTGGTGTACGTGCTATCATCAATTTCAGCAAGGAGGCGATGAAGTTAGCTGCTGAGGCGGAAGGGGTTCGTAATGCTTTTATGAAGATAGGTGACGCTCAGAGTATCCTGGAACAGATGAAGAAAGTTACCAGGGGCGTTATAGAAGAAAGTGACCTGATGCGCCTTGCGATTAAAGCTCAGAATTTCAAAATACCACTTCAGGATTTATCGAAATACCTTGACTTTGCAACGAAAAGAGCTATCATAACAGGCAAATCAGTATCAGATTTAACTGATCTTATTGTCACTGGCATAGGCCGTAAATCGTCCCGGTCAATGATTCAGCTCGGTTTATCTGCTAAAGAGGTGCAGGCGGCATTCAGGGAGACTGGCGGATTTATGAGATTAGTCACCGCTGAATCAGCAAAGATGGGAGATGTAGCTGATACGGCAAGTATTAAGTATAGTAATCTGGAAGCAAAAATTAAAGACTTAAAAGAGAAATGGGGTACGTTTATCAATAAAAGCAATACAGCAGGTACAGTAGTAGGATGGCTCGGCGATATGTTGGATATAGCCGGAGACAGTGCACTTACATTCTGGGATAAACTTACTGTAACTCCTGATCAATATAAACAATGGTTGAAGGATGTTAAGGCCACCCCGGAAGATATAGAAATGCTGGATAAGCGTGTAATAAAGACTATTGATGAGATTTTTGATGATTTTTTAAAACCATTACCTCCAGTTCCTATTATAAAATCTTTTATAACCCTTGACGAGAAAGTTGCTGAGCTTAATACTAAGATTGATGATTATAAAAAGGCTATCTCAAATGCTAATGTAGCAGATCAGGCATATATTAAGACTCTCGCTGACAAAATCAAACTGACAGAAGATTATATCAAACTATTACAATCAGGTCAGGCGGTTGCTCCGGGAAGCATAAAAGCACCTGCGAAGATCGCTGGTAAATTTCGTGCGATCCCTGTCACCGGGGAATTTCAGGTCCCGGAATTGGCTGATATGAATATTAAACCGGTTCTTGAACGTCAATTTTCTGAACTCGAAGAGATGTTCATTGATGCTGGTCGTACACTTGAAGGACTGGCAGCCGATCTGGTCGAAGGCATTGCAGCGGCTCTTTCGGGCGGGGACATGAAAGACATAGGTAAAAATCTCCTGATGAGTTTTGCTAATTTCTTGTCAATGTTCGGGAAGTTGTTAATCACTTATGCTTTAGGGTCTAAAGCATTCTGGGCCTCGTTGGCATCAGGAGGGGTGAATTGGGGGACGGCACTGATAGCAGGTACGGCAATGATAGTCGCTGCGGGACTTATCAAAGGGGCTTTGTCTCATGCGAGTCAGACCGTCTCTTCAGGCATGGGCGGTGGTGGCGGCGGTCATACTGCAATGGCCACGCAGCAAAACATGAAAATAATTGTCGAAGGTATGATTAAGGGACGTGATCTATATATTATAAGTCAGCGATATGTTGCTGATAATGACAGGAGCACATGAGTTTTTTAACAAAATACAGATGCGAGTTTTACGATCTTGCGGGACTTGACTGGAAAATAGATTTTCAGTGGGATGGCTATGCAGATGAAATCTATGCCATGACAGCTTCCGGTAATCCTTTAACTTATGAACCATTGGCTGATAATGATGATCTCTTTAATAACCCGGTCAGGGGTACGAAAGCATCGCTCAGGGTAATGGCAATTGCATCATTTCAATATATTGACTTTTTTACCATAACCGATCTCCAGGTCAAGGCACTCATTTACCAGGGAGGCAACTTATATTTCACTGGTTATGTCCTGCCAAAAAGTTATGAAGAACCTTATAATGATTTTCCTTACGAGGTTACAATTTCGATGGTTGACGGACTTGCAGCATTAAAATCTATTAAATATGATAATGCAGGAACACCCTATGTAGGCCGTATGCTCGAATCGCAAATAGTTCTGGATATACTTGCAAAGATAGGGGTTACGCAATTTACCGAGATAGTTAATATATATGAGACAGGAATGAATTAAAGTAGAGGGGTAGATGTGATAGAAAAGAGGCTACCCCTCGATGAGAGTGTCTACCATTGCGAAGGGATTTTACGGACTTTCCAAGGACCCACCTCCC